AGTGTTAATAATAAGAATGCTATTACTGAATTAAAGTTTAGATATAAAAAGACAACTGTTAGTAGTTGGTCTTCATATGTAAATATATCAGATGATGTATTACACACACTTGAATTAGATAAAAATTATGCTTGGAACTTTCAATTAGTTGTTAAAGATAAATTTGGAACAACTACTTATAATTTTACTGTTCCAAAAGGTGTTGCGATATTATATATCGATACATTAAACCAATCAGTTGGTGTTAATTGTTTCCCTGAACAAGGGAATACATTAGCAATAAATGGATATGACTTTATGAAACTTTATCCAGTTGGTTATATCCTTATGACAACAGTTAATACAAATCCATCGACATATTTATATGGAACTTGGGAATTATTGGCTAGTGGTCAATTAATTAGTGGTGCAAGCAAAACCATATATGCTTGGACTAGAACTGGATAGAAAGGAAGGGAAAATATATGGAAAATAAGACATTTGATATTTTAGTCAATTTTGAAGAAAACGATAGTTTAACTTCAGATACCATTAGATTAGTAATGGGTGACTATAATTCAATAGATTTTTTATTCCAAATAAACAAAACTTATTCATTGGCAATGTTCTTTGTTGTTAAACCTGATGGAAAACAATATGTAACTGCTATTTCAGATGGTAAAGTAACTGTTAATGCTGATGAATCAGTATTTAATCAACTTGGAACATATGAATTTGGTGTATCAATCTATGATGAAGATAGTAAGTTGACTAATGCACAAAAAGGTAAAATTAAGGTAGTCGAAGGACTATTGGTCGATGATGAAGACATCGAAGATGATAATAATTATAAGATATTGGATGATTTAATTAAACAAGTTACATCATTAATACCAACTTATAATGCAAATCACGAAGCAAAACTTCAAGAATATAATTCTAATGCTTCAGCAAAGTTTCAAGCATTTAACGACAACTATGATGCTAAATTAGAAGGATTTAATGCTAATGCACTTCAAATTGAAGAAGATGCTGAAGAAGCAACTGGAATTACTTTTAGTGAATGGGGTGAATCTAAACGTATTGAAGAATTTATCAAAAATCATTTTGCAATTACACCTGATGATAAAGTATATACTGTTAGATTTCCATTATGGGAAACTTCAAACACATCTGCTGGTGAAAAATTAGATGATAATGCTGATAGATATTGTCATCCTGCAACTGATACTGTTGAAGAAGATTCTAACTATGGTGAAGCATGGAAAAGTTATGATTGTAATGCAGTTGTTGATTCTAATGGTATAAGACATATAACTGCTATTAAAGGAATGGGTAATTTCAAAGATACTGGAAAAGTAGACGTATTTTGCTTATTTAGAACCTATTATCAAAAGATTTGGACTGAAGATGGATATTTATACATTTCAAGAAGTTTCGTTCCTAGAGAGGGTTATACAGTCGTTCCACAAGCAATTAATAAAGATGGAACAATTAGTAACTACTTTGTTATTGGAAAATATGTTGTTGGTGATATAGATGGTGTTCCATATAGTTCAAAAGGATTAATACCTGCACACTATATAAGTGGTGTTGAAGGTGATGAAGAAGTTTCTGATGGTATTTCTCACACTGGATGTATAACATTTATGAGAAAAAAAGGAAACAATTATTATTCTGCTGGATTAATGGCTGATTATATGCATATTTTAACTACTTTCTATTTAAAATTTGCAACAAAGAATACACAATCTATTATGAAAGGTAATACTGAAAATAACTATCAATATGCAGTTGCTACACCTGAAAGTAATGTTAGTCGTGTAATATTAACTACTGCACAAGCAAATAACATTGATATTAATACTTACATATCAGTTGGTGATAGAGGAACTAAAACCAATAATGATAGACAATATGGTTATATGCATAATCTTGCACACGATGTTAAAGTTATTGGTAAAGAAGTTATTGATTCAACACATACTGCATTAATAATTGACCATAAACCAATAACAACTACATCAACAACTTATGTATCAACATTCCATGAAAGAAGTGGGTTCAGTGATTATATCAAAGGAAGAACAGGTTCAATTGGTTCTAATACTAATGGAAAACATGGATTTGTTCTTGATGGAATAGAACTTTCAGTTGGTGGATATGAAGTTGCTGGTAATGCATTTATGGATATTATCAATGATTCAAGTGATAGAGAAGTATACTTTACAAACGATGCTTCAAAACTTACAGGAACAGTTGCAACTGCTAAATCTACTTATAAAAAGTCTAATATGATTATTAGACCACAAAATTTCAATGCTTGGAATTATATTACTGAATATGGTTTTGATGTTGAAAATGGACTTGCAGTTCCAACTAAATCAGGTCAAAGTGGTTCAGGTTCAAGTGTAGGTTATGCTGATGGATTCCATCCAGGAGATGGTAAGAGTGGACAAAGAGAGTTTTTGTTGCTCGGTTATTTGTATCTTGGGACTGATGCTGGTCTTTCCTGCGTGAGTGGTCACATTGGGCTATCGTATGGTTCCTGGGCTTTCCTCGCTCGCCTTTCAATCAATGGTGTTGGGGGTGAATTGACTGAATAGTCAAGAGGGGGTTTCCCCCTTAATCATTGATTAAAATAATCGATTTATCGATTCGCCGAAAAATTTGAAAAATTAGTGGTATAATTGATATCAAGGGTGTCGAAAAAGTAGGTTGTTTTTGTTGCTCGGTAATTTGAATAATGGAACTAATGCTGGTCTTTCCTACGTGAATGGTAACAATGGAATATCGAATGGTAACTGGAATATCCTCGCTCGCAATTCAAGATTAAAATATGAGTTAATTTTCGACATCGCACCTAAGCAGGGTATAAACGAAAGTTTATCTTTAGCATTGCTAAAAATATGAGATTGGAACACCAATCACAAAAGTCATTATTTGGCTAGTAGTGAATATTATACGAATTGGTATAATATGGGATTAGTAGAATAAACCGAAAGTCCCTGATATCTTGAAAGGAAGTTACAAATGAAAAGATATTTGAAAAATTTTGAATTATCTTATGAGTTTGTTAGATATAGTATATATGATTGTCTAAATGGAACTACTAGCAAAAGACAAAGATGGACAAGACATGATACTGCTTGTTTCATCGCTGAATATATGAAGAAGGGATTATTGGAACATGGTTTCAAAGTTCCTTCTGATAATATTCTAATTAAAGAAATAAGAGATAAGGCTCACGAAGATAGAAGTGCTTTATATCCAGTAGTTGATTATATTTGTCGTGAGATTTATTTGGAAATAAAGAATAGAGATTTAAAGTTTAAACCAATTGAATATGATGAAAGATATGATAAATGTAGTAAAAAGATTCGTAAAATTGGTATTTCATCAATGAAACAACAATGTTGTGATTATATTGCAGTAAATGCTTGTAAAAAGATGTTTGATGCAAAAATAGGTCATTATCAATGTGCTAGTTTAAAACGAAAAGGTCAATTGTTTGGGAAACAAGCAATTGAAACTTGGATTCGCACTAATCCTAAAAAGTGCAAATGGGTATTTAAGTGTGATGTTAAAAAGTTTTATCCTAGTGTTGACCATACTATATTAAGAAACCTAATTGATCGTGACATTAAAAATGATGATGTTAAATATTTAATCTTTACGTTAGTTGATACTTATGATGAAGGATTATGTATTGGGTCTTATTTATGTCAATATCTTGCAAATTACATTTTATCTTATGCTTATCATTATGTTACTGAAATGCTTTATTCAGAACGTCGTGGGAAACGACAAAATTTCGTTCACCATGCATTGTTTTATATGGATGACATACTTTTACTAGGTTCAAGCAAAAAGAACGTGAAAATGGCTTCTAAATCGCTTGAAAAATATTTGAATGAAAAACTTGGTTTATCTTTAAAACCATCTTACCAATTATTTCCACTAGACAGTAGACCAATTGATATGATGGGTTATAAGATTTGGACTTATAAAACTACTGTTAGAAGAAGGATATTTAATAGTGCAAATAAAGTATTTGTTAAATTAAAGAATCCTAAAAATCCAATGACCTTAAAGGATGCAAGAAAAGTTGTTTCATATTATGGCTATTTCAAGTATTCTTATAGTTCAAAGTATATTAAGAAAATTAAATTGAAGAAGACTCTGAAAAATGCGAAGGAGATGATTAGTAATGAAAGTAAGAGCAAGATTCAGTGAAAATCAACCTGCTTATCGCTATTTTCCATTAAAAGATGGAAGTGCAGATGTATTCATTTATAGTTTTGTAGAAGAAGTTATCGAAGAAGGCGAAACTTCTTTTATTTATGATATGAATGAATTTAAAGTAAAACAGGATGAAATAACTGAAAAAATGATTAAAAAGAATCCAATGGATTATATCGATTATTCAAATGAAGAATACAATGCTTCACTTGAAGAAAGAGTTAGTGCAATGGAAGATGCAGTTATGGAATTAAGTGAGGTGATATTTAATGGTTAAGTTTTATGTTTTAAGAATCAAAATGAAAAAGATGACCATTGATGAAGTTCCTGAAAAATATCGTGAAGCAGTAAGAAAAGAATTAGAAGACAACGAATAAGTTGTCTTTTTTGATGGAAAGGATGAAAAGATATGGAAAAAAATTTTGAAAGTGAGGTATTAACAAGACTTACCAAAATTGAAACTAAACTTGATGATTATAGCAGAATAAAAGAAAAAACTGATGATTCATATAGTCTATCCAAAGAGAATGAAAAAGAAATTGAAGAACTTAAAGATAAAATCAAGTGGATATCAAGAACAATTGCTGGTGCAATTATTACTGGTATTGCTGGAATTATATTTCTTTTAATTCAATTGGGTGCTGGACTTAAATAAGAAAGGAAGGATGAATTATGATGGAAAACTTTTTAACTTGGGATGTTTTAACAACATATGCATCATTTATTTGTGTTGTATATATGGTTGTTGAATTTACCAAACAATTACCTTTAATTAATAAAATTCCAACTAGATATTGGAGTTTTATTATTGCATTAATTTTATTAATTATAACTAATTTCGCTATGAAAACATTTAAACCAATGGATATTTGCTTATATGCTTTATCAGCAATATCAATAAGTCTTGGTTCAAATGGATTAAGTGATTTTGGATTTAAGAAAAAAGAAAGTGAGGATGAAGAAAATGGAAGAAAATAAGAATTTAACTGTTGAAGAAATTATTAGTAGAATTGAACAAGCACCAAAAGAAGTTCAAGTAATGGTTGCAAAAGCATTTTTAAGAGATGATATTCCAAATGAAGATATTCAATACAAATTCAATACTGATACTATTGAAGAATTGAATGACCAAAATGAAGAATCTAATGTTGAAAATATCAATGGTGAACTTCCTGAAGGAATTGGTGCAGATGGTTTCACAATGAGAACATCAAAACCAAGTGGTAATAAAAACTTTATTACAACAGGTTCAGGTGGATGGAATACTTGTATTAAGGGTTATCCAATGGATGCTAATGCAAATGTTCTTGCTAACTGTGTAGGATATGCTTCAGGAAGATTTAATGAAATAATCAACATTGCAAGAGATGCAAGTGGATGCACTTATAAACATCTTAATTGTAATGCTGAAAACTTTATTGAAAGAGCAAGAAGTGCTGGATTAGAAGTTGGTTCTACACCAAGAGTTGGTGCAATTGGTGTTGCAATGAAAGGTGCTACATTAAATGGTTCTGATGGTGCTGGACACGTATGGATTGTTGAAAAAGTTAATAGCAATGGTTCTACTTATACATCAGAATCAGGATATGGTTCAAGTGCTTTTTGGAATCAAACAAGAAGTAATTCAAATGGAAGATGGGGATTATCAAGTGGTTATACATTTAGAGGATTTATTTATCTTCCTGCTGATGTTCAAAATAAAATTGGAAGTGGTTCATCACAACCATCAAGTAATATTGCAAATAAATCAGTTGATGAATTGGCAAGAGAAGTTATTGCTGGAAAATATGGTAATGGTCAAGATAGAGTTAATGCACTTGGAAGTAGATATAATGAAGTTCAAGCAAGAGTTAATCAAATTCTTGCAGGTAATAAACCAAGTCAACCTTCAACACCATCACAACCATCAGGTGATGACTTATTAACATTAGTTAAGAAAACAATTCGTGGTGATTTTGGAAATGGTCAAGCAAGAAGAAATGCACTTGGTTCAAGATATGATGAAGTTCAAGCACAAGTAAATAAAAATATAAATGCTGGACTTACTAGATGGGATAATATTAAATTATTCTAATATGAAGGTGGGAATTATCCCATCTTCTTTTTTTATGCAATAAAAAATGCACAATAAAGTCCAGTTTACTGTGCATTTTTCCACTTATGAGTGGACTTTTTCACAATAATTGTGCATTTTCCTTAATTAGTATACCAAATGGTATTAATGGGGAATAATGTCATTTGGTATACTGAAAGGCAAAAAATAATAAATCCCTTTATTTATAAGTGATTGTAAGGGTATTGTTCTTCTTATCATAAACTATTTTATCGAATAATTTATGTGCAATATCATCCTTAACCTTATCATCAGCATTATCATCAGATAATATTTCATAAGCAGTTTTGCATAATTCATAAGTTTTTTCTTTGCGTTGGGATTTTTGATTTTCATAATCAAGTTTATCAAGTTCTTCTTTTAAATGTTTTTCTTCTTTATCAAGTTTTTTCTTATTATCTTTATATTCTTGAAGTGTATCAATTTCATTAATATATGCTTCTTTAATTCTTTCACGTTTAGTTTTTAATTTATCTAATTGTGATTTAATTAAATCAATTTGACTATATTGTGGTGTATCAGTAGATTCCACAACCTTAATATCTAACTTTTCAGTAAAATCTGACTTGACCTGTTCAAGTATAGCAGGAACTAATTGGTCTTGTCTTATGTAATGTGAATCAGGACATCTTCCTTTAACATATCCAGTGCATTGGAAAAATGGAACTGGTTTTGATTTAACATTACATCTTACCAAACTTGAACCACAATCAGAACATTTAACTATTCCACGTAACCAAAATTCTTGTTTAGTATAAGACTTTTTATATTTAAACCAAGTATCATCATGTTGTTTCATCTTTTGTTGTGCTAAATCCCAAGTGTTTTGGTCGATTATTGCTTCCCAATTTCCTTTTGCAGTAATTGTATCAGGGTGTCTATAATTACGTTTCATACCACCAACAGTAAATCTACTATAACCAATATAAACTGGATTCTGAAGAATTAAATACATACTTCTATCAGACCACTTACATCCACGTGTTGTTAAAATACCTGTATCGTTCATCATTCTACACAATGATCGAATAGTTGAATCAGGTTTAATCCATTCTTCAAAAATCATTTTGACAACTTTGGCTTGTTCTTCAATTGGATATATTTGTTTAGTGTTTTTGTCATATCTATATCCATAAGGTGTTCCCCCTTGATGTTCACCACGACTTGCTTTTTCAATTTTTCCACGAAGTGATTGTTCTGCAAGGTCTACTGAATAATATTCATCCATTGCTTCGTAAAGTGCTTCCATTAATATTGCTTCTTTACCTTCAGAAAGTGGTTGTGTAATTGATATAACGTCAATTCCAAGTTTCTTTCTTAAAAGTGATTTATACATTATGGCATCTTCACGATTACGTGCAAATCTTGAAAAAGAATATATTAATATTACATCAAATGGTTTAGGTTTAGTTTTGGCAGTTGCAATCATTCTTTTAAAAGAAGTTCTTTTTTCAATATTTGTTCCTGAAATACCATCTTCTTGATAAATATGTTCTTTTAAAATTTCAATGTTATGTTCTTTGGCATACTTATAACACAATTTAATTTGTGAATCAGGTGAATATTCAGTCTGGTCATCAGTAGATACACGAATATATAATGCACCACGTTTAAAATCAGTCATAATATTCAACACCTATCTGACAAGATATAATTGTTTCACCATCTTCATTCACAAAAGCATTAGTTCCTAAAACTTTGGATTTAGTAATGTGAGTGTAAATTTTTTGCATTGATTCCACATCAGATTGTCTTATATTACCAATTTCAAATCCATCGCTATTTAATACTTTAAATGCTGGCTTACCTTCATATTCCCATTCTTCAATTGATAGTTCTTCTCTAAATTTAAGATGTTTTATCAATTCTTGTCTATTATTGAAAGTAACACCTGCTAAAGTGAAGGGTTGCATCTTTAATTGTTTTGGTTCTTCTTTTTTCTTCATAAAATTAAACATTTTTATCATCTTCTTTCATTAAGGTTTTAATCATAACCTTGTTATTATCAATAAATGCTAAAATAACTTCCATTTGTTTATCAGTGATTGGTTTATTACGTTCAAGTAATTCCATATCATATAATCCTTCCATTAATAAAGCATTATTTGTAACTACTTGACCAGTTTCATCACTAACATAAGTATTCAATCCAAGTCGTTCTTTTTGTTCCTTTGTTAAGTTCTTTGAAATTTCTTCCATCTGACTTAATTCATTTTTATCGATGTTATACTTTTCATCCCATTCTTCATAAATAGTTCTTTTATCAGTTCTTCCAAGTAGATAATCAGTAGAGCATCCAAAAATATCAGCACATTTCTTTAATAAGTCAGGACTAGGTTCATTATATCCATTTTCCCAATTTGCTACGTTTGAACGACTGGTTGGAAGTGCATTAGCAAGTTTTTGTTGTGTCCAGTGTAAATTTTTTCTTTCAGTTTTTAATCGGTCTTTCAACATATTTATCCATTCCCTTCTGTTATTAGTTTATCACAAATTGACATTTTAACAAACATTTTTTAAAAAAGTTATTGACAGTTTCACTGACATTTGGTATATTGGATTTGTAAGTTAGGAGGTGATAGTAAATGAGAGTCAAACTTATAAATAGAAGAAAGAAGTTTAAATTAACACAAAAAAAGATGGCTGAAATGCTTGAAATATCAAGAAGTAATTACAATTCGTATGAACTGGGAACTGTAACACCACCATATGATAAAGTGTTAAAAATTAAAGAAATTCTATGTTATAAGGGTGATGATTTATTTTTTTTAGAAGATAGTGTCAGTCAAACTGACAAAAAGAAAGAAGGTTGATTATGAAAAAACCAAAACCTTTAACAGTAATAGTGACAAATCAACCTACTGTTCAAGAAGCAAAAGAGAAGATAAAACAAATCTCTAAAGAATTAAGTGCAGTTTATTCAAAGAAATTGGAAAGGAATTATGATTATGAATCGAAAGAAATTAAAGAAGTTTTTTAGAAGTTTAACACCAGTTGAATGGATTCAATTAATTGGAATTATATTTGTGGCATTAGTTGCTTTAATGCTTATAGCAAAATTCTTATTCGTTGGTAAAGAAGTTACTTACCACACACCAGCAGGTGATTATACTTGCACTGGTGGTCTTATTAAGGCTTGTGGTGGAAGTAAAGAAGTTGCTGATTATTTAGGTGTCTAATATGAAGTTATATGAATTTCAAAACAAAGTATTAGAAGAAACCAAAGGAAAAAATCGTGTTGCTTATTATTTAGAAATGGGTCTTGGAAAGACATTTGTTGGTTCAGAAAAGTTAATGGAATTAAATGCATCTACAAACTTAATAATATGTCAAAAGTCAAAGATTAACGATTGGATAGAACATTTTAATACTTATTATGATGGTCAATGTAATATTTACGATTTAACCACTAAAAAAGGTTATGAAGAATTTATGAAATTACATCCATATAGGTCAGTTTTAAAACCAATTATAGGTATTATCAATTATGAACTAGCATTTAGAAGAAAAGAACTTTTAAATCTATATAATATAACACTTATGTTAGATGAAAGTTCAATGATACAAAATGAAAAAGCAAAAAGAACTAAATTTATATTAAGTTTAAATGCTGAAAATGTAATTTTGTTATCAGGAACACCAGTTGGTGGTAAATATGAAAATTTATGGTCACAATGCAGATTACTTGGCTGGTATATAAATAAAACTGAATTTTGGAATAGATACATCAAAACTAGAATGATCGATGTGAATGGATTTAGTCTTCCAATAGTAGTTGGTTATACCAATATAAGAGATTTAAAAGATAATTTACGACTACATGGTGCAGTATTTCTTAAATCAAGTGAAGTATTGGATTTACCTGAACAAGTTGATATTAAGCAATATGTTGAATCTACTAAAGAATATAAATCATTTAAAAAGAATGCAATTATCGAAATAGAAGATGAAACTTTGGTTGGCGATAACATCTTAAAGAAAATGCTATATGAAAGACAGTTATGTGGTGAATATAACGAAAATAAATTAAATGCACTTAAAGAAATAATGGAATCGACTAATAATAGATTAATCATCTTTTATAACTTTACAAAAGAAAAAGACTTAATCGTAAGTCTATGTAAAAAACTTAATAAGTCTTATTCAATCATTAATGGTGAAATAAAAGATTTAACTGCTTACGAAACCAATGAAGATTCAGTCACCATCGTTCAATATCAAGCAGGTGCGATGGGTCTTAATCTACAAAAAGCAAATAAAATAATTTATTTCACACTTCCATTATCCTCTGAATTGTTTGAACAGTCAAAGAAAAGAATACACCGAATAGGTCAGGTTGACACTTGCTTTTATTACTACTTACTTGCTAAAGGAACAATCGAAGAAAGTATTTACAAGACATTATTGATGCGAAAAGACTACACCAATGAACTTTATAGAAAGGAAAATTGATATGAAGATTAGTTATAGTGATATGACTTTGGAAGAAGTCGACAAATTATCAAAAGCATATGTAATTGTATGTGATGGTGATTCCCAATCATTAGTTATCAAGGGTAGTGACAATGATTAGTGAAAGACCTCTTGAACCACCTGAATCAGAATATAAACCTTATGTATTTACTTGTAATTGCAGTTCAAAGATAGAATTTACTGTTTGGGCTAAAAACGATGAAGAAGCAAAAGAATTGCTAAATAGCAGTGATTATGAAGAATTTGAACTTAAAGAATTTGAAATTGAAGAAATCGATAGTTATACGATAGATGACTGAAGAAAAAAGATTTGAAACCAAAGTTAAAAAATATTTAAGTTCAATTGATGCTTATTACTTCAAAGTATGGGGTGGTGGATTCCAACAAAGTGGTATTCCTGATGTAATTGCTTGCAAGAATGGAATATTTATTGGAATCGAACTTAAATCATCCAAAGGTAAACCAACTGAATTACAAAAGTATAATATTAGGCAAATCAATAAATCTGGTGGAATTGGAATAATACTTTTTCCTGAAGGATTTGATGAATTTAAAAATCTGATGAAAGAGGTGATAAAATGCAATTCTCATATTCAAGGGTTGGAACATTTGAAAAATGCAAATACCAGTTCAAATTGCATTATCTTGAAGGATTAACTACTTTATTTAATTGCGACCCACAAAATGCATTAACAAATGGACTAGCACTTCATAAGGGAATGGAAACTGATGTTGACACTGCTATAAATGAGTTTTTAAACAATTATCCAGTTATTACTGATGAACTTGAAAATGAAGTTATTAAGTTAAGACATTGGATTCCAATTGTTAAGTCAGTAGTTCCTGAAGGTATTCACGAATTGAAAATTGAAACAAAAGACTTTATTGGATTTATTGACTTACTTGTTAAAAATGAAGATGGCACTTACGACTTATATGATTATAAATATTCAAATAATGTTGATAGTTATATGCAGTCAGGACAACTTCACATTTATAAAGACTATGTGGAACAAATCTACAAAGTCAGAATAAGAAAGTTATTCTTTGTCTTTATTCCAAAAGTAATGATAAGACAAAAGAAAACTGAAGACTTGTATCAATTTAGGGCAAGACTTAAAGAAGAACTAAATAAGAAAGAAGTTCTTGTTAAGGAAGTTCCATATGATGCAAATAAACGAATTGAATTTTTGGAAACTATTCAAGAAATTAAGAAGTGTAAGAACTTCGATGAAAAGAACGAAACCAAGTTATGTGACTGGTGTGAGTTCAAATTATATTGTAAGGAAGGAATTGATTATATGATAAATTTACCAAAAAATGAAAGAAAAGAAGCAACAATAAACACTACACCTGATATGTGGTTATATGGCGAAAGTTATTCAGGTAAAACTGTATTTATGGATTCGTTTGATGATAACTTGATGATTAATACTGATGGAAACGTAGACCATATTACATCACCAGTTATTCGTATTAAAGATGAAATAACTATGGATGGAAGATTAATGAAAAAGAAATTTGCTTGGGAAGTATTTAAAGAAGTAATTACTGAACTTGAAAAGAAAGATAATACATTCAAAATTGTTACAGTTGACCTTGTAGAAGATATGTATGAACATTGTCGTTTGTATATGTATCATAAAGAAGGATGGGAACATGAATCTGATGGTGCATTTGGAAAAGGTTGGGATATGATAATGACTGAATTTTTATCTACTATGAAAAGATTAAAAAATACAGGTTATCAAATCGTATATCTATCTAAACAAGTAACAAATACAATTACTTATAAATCAGGTCAAGAAGTAACTACTTTTAAACCAAATATTAAAGATAAGATTGCAAATGTTCTTGCTGGAACAGTTGATTTAACTGCAAGAATAGTTGTTGAAGAAAATGGCGAACATTATATGAGTTTTAAAAATTCTGAAACAATATTTGGTGGGTCAAGATATGACTTTGGTGTTGAAAGAATTATTTTAGACCACGACATATTTATTGAAACAATGATCGAAGCACAAAAAGGTAAAAAGGTTGCTGGCAAAAGAATTGAAGAAACACCAGTTATTCCTGAACCAAGTCCAGTTGAAACAACTGAAGAAGAAAAACAAAAAAGAGCAAGAAAGACTGTTGATAAGAGTGTTCCTGAAGATGGTGAAAGACCTAAAAGACATAAGAGGGGTGAAGAATAGTGAAGTTGGATGTTTATTTCAATAATGATTGTTCAATGGATGGACAAGCAATACTTGAAGAAAATCTAATTACTAATGAATGTAAGTTACTATTAAAAACTACTTTATATATCAGTGAAACAAGAACTTTTATTAATAAAGCAGTTGAAATATTAAAGAAAAGATACGATTTGATTAATGTAGTTATCCATTGGGATAGTGCAAATGCAAAAGATGTATCAGAAGAAATTATATAGAAAAGGAAGGAAAATAAAATTATGGAAAATTATGTAACATTAAGTTTAGAAAAATATGATGAACTAAACACAAAAGCAAAAAGATATGATGAATTAAAAGAAAAATTAGGGGAAGATATTGAAGGACAAGTTAAAAATGCAATTGATGGATTAGTTAATTGTTTAGAACATATCGCAAATGATATTGAAGAAAATGAAAAAACTGAAGAAAAGGAAGGTAATGAAAATGAATAATATTTGGGATGAATTTGATAAAACATTAGATGTTGAAGGAATGCAAAAAGATATAAAGGATGCACAAGAAAATAATATTGAATACAAGGAAGTTCCACTTGGTCAATATGAAATAAGTCTTGAAAAATTGGAATTAAAGAAAAGTAAAAATGGTGACCCAATGGTCAGTGCTTGGATGAAAATATTAACTGGTGATTATAAAGGTCAATTAATATTTATGAATCAAGTTATTACACTAGGATTTCAAATCCATAATGTTAATGAGTTTTTAAGAAGTCTTGACACTGGTATTGAGATTGAATTTGTTAAATATGCACAATATGCTGAATTATTAACAAAAGTTAAAGAAGCAGTTGATAAACAAAAATTAGAGTATGGAATTGAATATGGTGAAAGAAAAGGATTCAAAACTTATAAAATCACTGATGTCTTTGAATCATCTAAATAATTAAATGGTATTCTACGATTTTGAAGTATTTCTTTATGATTGGCTTGTTGTTATAAATGATGTGGTCAATCATAAAGAAAACGTAATCGTAAACGATGCTGAAGGATTGAAAAAGTTTTATGAAGAACATAAAAACGATGTTTGGATTGGATATAATTCACGACATTATGACCAATACATTTTAAAAGGAATAATATGTGGATTCAATCCAAAAGAAATAAACGACTATATAATCGTTGATAAAAAGAGTGGTTACAGTTATTCAAACTTATTCAGAAGAATACCAATAAATAATTTCGATATTATGACATCATTCCACAGTTTAAAACAACTTGAAGGATTTATGGGTAATATGATTAAAGAATCTGATATCGACTTTAATATTGATAGAAAACTTACTGAAGAAGAACTAAAAGAAGTTATCAAGTATTGTAAACACGATGTTCAACAAACAATGAAAGTATTTATGAATAGAAAAAGTGAATTTGAATCACAAATGCAACTTATAAAGACTTTCAATCTTCCCTTGTCATATATTTCTAAAACCAAAGTTCAATTATCAGCAGTTATACTTGAAGCGAATAAAATTGAAAGAAATGATGAATTTGACATCGAAATTCCAAATACTTTAAAAGTTAATAAATATAAAGAAATAGTTGATTGGTATAAGAATCCAATTAATCGTGACTATTCAAAAGAATTAGTCAAAGAAGTTGCTGGTGTAGAGCATATCTTCGCTTGGGGTGGTCTACATGGTGCAATTCCAAATTATATAGATGAAGGTAAGTTTTTAAATATTGATGTTGCATCTTATTATCCTGCACTAATGATTGAATATGGATATGGGTCAAGAAATATGGCTAATCCTGATAAGTTCAGAGAAATAAGAGATTTGCGACTAAAATATAAGGCTGAAAAGAATCCACTTCAAGCACCATTAAAAATAGTTATCAATGGAACTTATGGTGCTATGAAAGATAAATTTAATAATTTATATGACCCAAGACAAGCAAATAATGTTTGTGTTGGTGGTCAATTATTACTTTTAGACCTTATCGAAAAACTTGAAGATAAGTGCAAACTTATTCAAAGTAATACCGATGGTCTAATAGTAAAAATCGATAAAGACAACGACCAAGAAATCCTTGATATTTGTCACGAATGGGAACACAGGACAAGGATGGAACTTGAATACGATTATTACGTTAAAATCATTCAAAAAGATGTTAATAACTATATTATCGTTGATAAGGATGGTCATTATAAATCCAAAGGTGCTTGTGTTAAGAAATTAAACGAATTGGATAATAATCTTCCAATAGTTAATAAAGCAGTTACTGAATACTTTATAAATAATGTTCCAGTAGAAAAAACTATTCTTGAATGTAATGATTTAAAGCAATTTCAGTTAGTTGCAAAAATTTCTAATAAATATATGTATGCACTTTATGGTGAAGAAAGGTTGAAAGAAAAATGTCTTCGTGTCTTCGCATCCACTGATGAGAATGACAAGGGGGTTTTCAAATTAAAAGCAGTTGGTAAGAATCCTGAAAAGATTGCAGGAACACCTATACATTGCTTTATTAATAATGAAGACATTAATCTTAACAATGAAATTAGTAGTAAGTTAGACAAGCAATGGTATATTGATTTGGCTAATAAGAGAATAAACGATTTCAAAGGATGTGAAGATAATGTATATGAAGACACCGATGATGTTTGGTAGACCAATGAAAAAGGTCAAAGAATATCCACATTTTGTATTATTTATTGATGAAAAGACTGGTGCAAGGGAATGTTTTCAATATTGGGATTTAACACATGAAATTATAAATGGTAAATCTTTTATGTATACCGAAAGTGGTGACTTAATCGAAACAAGTGACCAAAAGGTAAACATACCATATATTGATAAACCTAGACCAAGAAAAGAAGTTAAAAATGATACAAGGTTAAAGAACATTATTGATGACTGGTGGAAAGACCTTATTTAAGAAAGGATGGTGAATAAATTATGGATTTTTTCAAAGGTTATGTTGAAACAAAGAACAAAAAGTGTATTGAAAAAATTCGTGGTAGAGATAATTTCAAAACTTATGACCAAGTTAAATTGCTTCCTGAATTTGCTGGTATATTATCGGATGAATCCATTCTTATAGATGTAGATGATTTTGAACAATCTGAAATACTATTAAACATCATCAAAGACCTACAATTAAAATGTAGAGTTTATAAAACTACACGTGGAAAGCATTTCTTATTTAAGAATAAGGAACAAACTTCGTGTAAGACACATACAAAGGTCGCAGTTGGATTAACTGTTGATATAAAAGTTGGAATTAAAACATCATATGAAGTATTGAAATTCAACAATGAAGAACGTGAAATATTATACGATACAAAAGATTATGAATTAGTTCCAAAATGGCTATTCCCAATTAAAACAACTGTCGACTTCCTTGATATGGAAGATGGTGATGGTAGGAATCAAGCATTATTCAATTATATTCTTACATTACAATCAAACGATTTCACATCAGAAGAAGCAAAAGAATGCTTAAAACTAATAAACAAATATATTCTTAAAGATTCACTTGATGAAGATGAACTTGAAACAATATGTCGTGAAGAAAGTTTTAAGAAACCATCATTTTATAAAGGTAATACCTTTTTACTTGATAAATTTGCTAATTATATGAAGAACCAATATCACATAAAAAGAATCAATGGAAGATTACACATTTATAAAGATGGAATCTACGTTGCAGATGATGATGAAATACGTGCTGAAATGATTACTGTTATACCAGGTCTAAATAAGACCAAAAGAAATGAAGTGTATGATTATATCAACTTACTTATTAGGGATGACATCAGATTATTAAGTGCAAATCTAATTGCATTTAAAAATGGTGTTTATAACATCGAAAATGGTGAATTTACTGATTTTAGTCCTGATTATATAATTACCAATAAAATAAATTGGAATTATAATCCTGCTAGTGAAAGCAAACTTGCTGAAAACACATTAAAGAAATTAAGTTGTAATGATGAAAAGATAGAAGCATTGCTTAAAGAAGTAGTTGGTTATTGTTTTTATAGATATAACGAACTAGGAAAAGCATTCATTCTAACTGGTGATAAATCAAATGGTAAATCAACTTTTCTTGATATGATTAGTTATTTACTAGGTGCTGAAAATATATCATCACTCGATCTTGCTGAATTAGGTGAAAGATTTAAGACTGCTGAACTATTTGGTAAGTTGGCAAATATTGGTGATGATATTAAAGGTGATTTTATTCCTGATTTGGCAATATTCAAGAAATTAGTTACTGGTGATAGGGTAAACGTAGAAAGAAAAGGATTGAATCCATTTGAATTTAATAATTATAGTAAAATGCTATTTTCAGCAAATAAAATACCACGTGTTAAAGATGAAACTGGTGCAGTGTTAAGAAGACTGATAATTGTTCCATTCAATGCAAAATTTTCAAAAGATGATAAAGATTATGACCCTTATATTAAATATAAGTTAAGAAGTAGTGAAGTTATGGAATATTTGATATTGGAAGGACTTAAAGGTCTTAAAAGTGTGCTAGAAAATAAAGGATTTACGATATCAGAAAAAGTTGATGCTGAATTACAAGAATTTGATGAAATGAATAATCCTATTTTGATGTATGTTCAAGATTATGCTGATGACATTGTGAATAATAGCACAAATGAAGTTTATTTGTCTTATACATCATATTGTCGTGAAAGTGGTCTTAATCCTTTAGGTAAGATTCAATTTTGCAGACAAATATGCACAATGCTTAATTGTAAGTCAGTTGTTAAAAAGATAGATGGTAAACCGATAAGGGTGTTTGTAAAAGTTACGGATTAAGTTAAAAGTTACACTTTGGTTACACATTAAAACGATGGATGTGTAACCGACTGAAACGTAAGTAATATAAGGGAAAAATCAAATTGGTTACACATGGTTACACATATTTTCAACTTCTTTGAATATAGGGTTGAAAAATCATTAAAAGAGTGATGATTTACTAAATATAATATAAATAAAAATAGTCTTCGATGTGTAACCTTCCAATTTGAAATGTTAATTTTTCCTAGATTTTATAAGGGTTTTCACTCGGTTACAGATGTGTAACTCGATGTGTAACCTATAAGGAAGGTGATAAATATGATAATTTTAAAAATAATACTTACAGTGTTAAATGTAATGTTTATACTTAAATGTTGCAATGAATATAACAAAAAGTATGTTAATTCAGATAATAAAAGATTATATGGATTAATGACTTGGGTATTTACTGAAATAATCGTAATCATATGGGTGATGCTATGATACGTGGTGAATTAAATGAATTATACTGGTTAAATAAGGAAGTTGAAGATTTACAAAATAGATTGCAAGAACTAGAAGAAACAAGTGGTGTAGGTTCTTCAAAAATGGGTGATGGAATACATGGCAGTGAAATAAGCAATCCAGTTGAAAAGGTTGCTATGAAAAAACTAGCACTTAAAAATAGAATTGCTGAAACTATGCTTATTATTCTTGAAGAAAAAGAAAAAATTGAAAGATTTGTTGAAACAATCCCTGATTCACAAATTAGAACAATTATCAGATTAAGAAATATTGATTTGATGAGTTGGGAAGCAATTGGAAACTTTATGGGATTAGATAGAAAGACAGTTGCTAGTAAATATAATAAATTTTTAAAAGAATTAGAGAAAGGGAAAGAAGAAGATGGAAGAAAAGACCAAAGAAGAATTGATTCAGATAATAAAAGAAAAAGATGAACGTATCGAAGAACTTGAAGAAGATTTAAAAGATGCACAACTTGAAAATGATGAATTATCTGAAGAAAATGATAAATTAGAAAGTCAATTGGAAGACCAAATTGGCGAAGAAGGAATAAAAAGTCTTGAAAACTTTATTTGGAAGTTGAAACTAGATAATTTATATACACCTGAACTTGAAAGTTTTATAAATGACTATTATATGAGGTATCACAATGACTAAAAAGCGATATTTCAAATGCAGTAAAGATTATTTTAAATTTCTAAATAATAAAAAGAAATTTATTAATGTAATTAGTGTTTCAATTAAGAAAAGGTCAATAAGGGTTGATTTTGAAAATAAATCACCTGAAGAAATGGAAATTGAACAAATAGAACTTCAATTTGATGAAGAAAAAAGAAGAAAGGTAGTGATGAATTAATGGATGCTGGTTTATTTCTAATATTAGTTATTTGTGCAATGGTATTTATTCATATATTCGATAAAATATTTGATTATTTAACTTATAAACCAAAACACGTTAAAAAGGATGAATTTGACTTATGATATTGGCATTTATAATTGGTTTTATTTTAGGATTCTTCATATGTGCTTGTTTGAAAGTAAGTGATTAAAGAAAGGGTGATAAAAATGTTAGGAAATGAAATGAAACTTAAAAAATTAAAAGAAACTGTTGATTTAGCAAATACAAGCGATAAAAAACTTGAAAAAATGAGTTGGAAGGAAAAACAAAAAGTTTATAAAGCAAAAAGTAGTTTATGCAGGGTTGTTTGGAATAGTGGTGAACAAGGCACTTATAGAAAACCTAAAAAAGAGGTGGTAAGATGATAAATGCAGTTAATGAAGTAATAAGTCAAAAGACTACTAATCAATATATGATTATTGAAAGTAAATATGAGATTTTAAAGAATTATTTGCACCTATTCTTTAAAGACCATTGTGCTATGAGTAAAGATGATGCTGATTTAATTATTAATTCATTAGAAGGTAATATCACTGAAATAGCACTATATGCTGATGGTGAAAAGGTAGAAGAATCTTATGAATAAATTTGAAAAGATAATGATCGGATTGATATTAACAATACTTGCTATATTAATGGGTTTATTTATCTATGTAATGATAGACTTTAAAAATGATTATGATTGTTCAACGACAACCGATATTGATTGGTATATTAAACATAATTGTATGAGATATGAGAGGTGATAAAATGAGTAGTAAAGAATTTGTATCAACTGTAAGAATGAATGAAAAGTATGAGTATTATCCTAAAGACACAAAGTTCAAGGTATATCAGACAAAACAAATACCTGAATTTATGTATATATGCACAGTTACTGTTGATAAGACAACTGTTAAATATGATGGTGACCATCCATCTGATTTACTAACAGGTGACTACGTATTTATTCAACAAAATGATTAAATTACCCAAATTTCCCATTGATTTTATGGTAATATGGTAGTGTGGAGAATGGCAAAAGCATATGTCATTCTTTTATTTTGGAGTTGATACAATGGCACTTGACTATTCTAAACCATTTTATAATTCAAAGAAATGGAAGGATTTAAGATTATATGTATGCGAAAGTCGACACTGGACTTGTGAAGAATGTGGTGAGTATGGCGACCAAGTGCATCATATTATTGAGATAACACCAAGCAATATTAACGACCCAAACATTACGTTGAACGAAGACAATCTACAATTATTATGTGAAGAATGTCACAATGCTAAACGTAGACAGGAACGTGATATTGAAGATGGACTACGATTTGATGAAAATGGTAATTTAGTCAAATACCCCCCTGTTGATGATGAAAAATAATTCACGAAAATACAGATCG